TAATTTAACTAAATATGATTCTAACCCACCACAATATTTTTTAGATGTAGGTGAAAACCCAACACAAAAAAGAGTTGAATTAAAATCTGAACATTTAGCTAATCCTCATTTATTTTCTTTAGCCATGTTAGAAAAAGCTGATTTGGTTATACCTAAATTAAAAGAAAAAGATTGGAGAGAATTTTATTTAAAACCTTTAGTAGCTTGTATGCAAGTAACTCCAGCATTAGAATCATTAGATCCTGTAAATCAAATTATGGGTCTATTACAAGATTGGACTACTAACAGACAGAACGCAAGAACGATGGAAGATATTTTTAATAAACTTCCTTATACAGATGAGAAAAGAGAATATACTTATTTTAGAATAGATGATTTTTTTAATTTTTGTAAAAAGAATCATTGGGAATTAGATAAAGGTAAAACAGGTAATCTTATTAAACAATTAAAAGGTGTATTTGTTTCTGAAGTTAGACCAAAGCTTAAAGGACAAGAACCAAGATTAATTAAAATTAAAGCTTTAAAAAAAGTTGAAAGTTCAGCTTCTAATATAATTTATCACGAGAATCATTTCTAATGAGTGGAGCTATAGCTGTTAATTGGTATATAAAATTTAAAAAAAGAATTGAATTTTTAGAAGATAAAAACAGGAGATTGTTAACAAAAAACAATTTTTTACAAAGAAAGTTAAAAGAATATGAAGACAATAATATTAGGTCCACCAGGGACAGGTAAGACAACAACTTTGTTAAATTTAGTTGATGATTTTATTAAACAAGGAATAAGACCTTCTGAAATTGCTTATTTTTCTTTTACAAAGAAAGCAGCTAATGAGGCAGTTACAAGAGCATTAGGAAAATTTAATCTAACTCAAAAAGATTTAACTAATTTTAGAACATTACATTCATTTGCATTTAAATCATTATCAGTTACCAAAGAAAAAATGATGGATATAGATGATTATAAAGATTTTGGTCGTTTATGTAACATACCTATTAATACTGCAAAATATTCTGATGAAGATGGAATGTTTAATTCAGATAATGAATATTTAACTGTTATAAATACAGCTAGAGTTAAAAAAATGGATTTGTTGGAATATTATGATATTCGAAAAAATTCTATAGATATAGAACGAAATACTCTATATTTATTAGATCAAGAACTCAAGAAGTTTAAACAAGAAAAAGGATTAAAAGATTTTACCGACTTATTAGAAGATTTTATTAAAAAAGATATATCCCCAAGATTTAAAGTATTATTTATAGATGAAGCTCAAGATTTATCGCCATTACAGTGGGAAATGGTTAGAACTATATGGAAAAAGGCTGAAAAAACATATATTGCAGGTGATGATGATCAAGCCATTTTTAAGTGGGCTGGAGCTGACATAGATCACTTTATAGCGTTAAAGAATGAAGTAGATGAGATAAAGACCTTAAATCAATCTTATCGTATTCCTGGTGGTCCTATTCATGAATTATCTAATAAAATTATATCTAAAATAAAAAATAGATATGAAAAATCTTATCTACCAAGACAAGAAACAGGATTATTAAGATATTATACAGATATAACTCAAGTCGATATGTCTCAAGGAGATTGGCTGGTATTGGCTTCAGCTGGATATTTTTTAGATGATGTAAAAGAATTATGTGAATTACAGGGTTGGTATTATCAATATAAAGGACGTAATTCTATATCATTAGATTTACTTATGGCATTAAGTAGTTGGGAAGATTTTAGACAAGGTCAGCCTTTAAATTATTTACAAATAAAAAATATATATCAATATTTAGGAGCTAACGTAGCACCAGGATATAAAGATGCCAAAACTTTAAAAGCAGAAGAAAAATATTTAATTACAGATTGTATTAATGATCATGGTTTACTTTCTGATAAAGTATGGTATGAATCATTCGAAGGTGTTGATACAATTACTGAAAATTATATTCGTAATATGAGAGCAAATGGTGAGAAGATAAATAAAATTCCTAGAATTTTAATGTCTACAATACACGGCGCCAAAGGCGGTGAACGTGATAAAGTTTTAGTCCTATTAGATTTAACAAACGCAGCTATACAACAAGGTGATGAAGATCCAGATGATTTGCATAGATTATTTTATACAGCATTTACAAGAGCAAAAAAAGAATTGCATATTGTAGATCCAAGAGATTTTAACAAAGCATATATGATATGATTAGTAAATCAGATTTTCAAAAAGCATTTCCACATACTAAACAAGAGGGTGGAAATCATTATAAAAAACATAAAATACAACCATATATTTTTATAACAAAAAATAATTTAAGTTTCTTTCAAGGCAATGTCATTAAATATGTAGTAAGATATAAAGATAAAAATGGCATTGAAGATTTAAAGAAAATAATTCACTATTGTGAATTAGAAATAGAAAACTTAACAGAGGAGAAGAGATGAGTAGAACATACCAAAAGCCGTTATTTGCACCAGAAACTGAATGGGTGATGCCTGAAGAACTTAAAGACTTAAGTGGCCATAAAGAAATTGCAATCGATTTAGAAACCTATGATCCAAACTTAACTGAAATCGGATCAGGTAATGTAACTAAAAGAGGTAAAATTGTTGGAGTTGCCGTAGCTGTTGAAGGTTGGGTAGGTTATTATCCAATAGCACATGAACTTGGTGGTAACATGGATGAACAATTAGTCTTAAGTTGGTTAAAAGATTTGGTATCAAAAGAAGATGTTACGTACATATTTCATAACGCAATGTATGACGTATGTTGGTTACGTTCTTATGGTATTCATATTAAAGGTAAGATTGTTGACACTATGATAGCTGCATCTTTAATTAATGAAAACAGAATGAGTTATCGTCTTGATACTTTAGCTAAAGAATATTTAGGATTAGGTAAAGAAGAAAGTGTTTTAAATCAAGCTGCTAAAGAATATGGTTTAAATCCTAAAAAAGATATGTGGCGATTACCTTCTATGTTTGTTGGTAAATACGCTGAACGAGATGCGGAAGCAACTCTTAAATTATGGCAAAGACTTAAAATAGAGTTAGATAAAGAAGAAGCGTGGAACGTATTCAATTTAGAAACAAAATTATTTCCTTGTTTAGTTGATATGCGTTTTAAAGGAGTTCGTGTTGATCTTGAAAAAGCTACATCTATTAAAAATAATTTAATAGAAAAAGAAAAACAATTATTACATAAAATTAAACAATTAACCGGAGTTGATGTAGAATTATGGGCTGGAGCAACCATTGCTAAAGCTTTTGATAAATTAAATCTACCTTATGATAAAACAGAAAAAACTGGTATACCAAGTTTTACTAGAAATTTTTTATCTAATCACCCACATGAAATTGCACAACTTATTTCAGATGCAAGAGAGATAAATAAAGCACACACAACTTTTATAGATACGATTACTCGTCATGCACACAAAGGTCGTATTCATGCTGACATTAATCAAATAAGATCTGATGATGGTGGAACGGTTACAGGAAGATTCTCAATGTCTAATCCTAATTTACAACAAATACCTGTGCGACATAAAGAACTTGGTCCATTAATAAGATCAATCTTTATTCCTGAAGAAGGACATAAGTGGGGAGTATTTGATTATTCACAACAAGAACCAAGAATACTTGTGCATTATGCAATGCTTCAAAAATTAGAAGGTGTTGATGATATAGCTAATGCTTATAAATCTGGTGAAGCAGATTTTCATGAAATGGTTGCTAAAATGGCAGGTATTGAACGATCTCAAGCTAAAACTATTAATTTAGGTTTAATGTATGGTATGGGTAAGAATAAACTTATGGCAGAGTTAGGTTTAATGAAAGAATCTGCTGAAAAATTAATTAAACAATATCATGCAAAAGCACCATTTGTTAAAAAATTAATGGATAATGTAGAACGTCGAGCTAATGATTATGGAAGAATTAGAACTTATGCTGGTCGTATTTGTCGATTTGATTTATGGCAACCACAAGAGTTTGGAGTATTTAGTCCACTACCATTAGAAGAAGCTAGGAAAAAATATAGTGAACCATTAAAAAGAGCTTTTATATACAAAGCATTAAATAAACTTATTCAAGGTAGTGCAGCAGATATGACAAAGATGTCTATGGTTGCATTATATGAAAATGGTATTGTTCCTCATATTCAAATACACGATGAGGTAGATATATCTGTTGAAAATGGTAAACAAAGAAGTCAAATAATAGAAATAATGGAAAATGCAATTAAACTTCAAGTTCCTAACAAAGTTGATTCTGAAATTGGAAATAATTGGGGAGATATTAAGTAGTATTATATTTATAATATTACTTTTTATTGTTTTTATTGTTGTTACTGTTTTATCATTGATTGATTTAATACTTTGTATATTATTTAAAAATGAAAAACATATCAATTGATTCTTTAATAGTGCATGGTATTTGCCCTTTATGTAAAGAAGCAACAGCATTAGTTTCTATATTAGAAAATATTTACAAATGTACTAATTGTGGTAATGAATTAGAACAACATGTGAATGGTGTAATTAAATATTTACCAATGAATAATAAAAAAGCTAGAAGAATTGTATACAGTAAATAATGGCTCGTAAAGTTCAAACTGGTACAGGTGGTTTCATTAAACACACAAATAAAAAAAGACCAGGAAGACATTCCAAAAGACCAAACAAACACAGCACGCGGAAAGCGTATCGTGGACAGGGTAAAATATAATTAAAAACGTCTACACGTCCTAATTGAATAGGACGTGCAAACTAGGTGTGAGAAGAGAACTCCACCTTATATTAAAAATAAAATAGTTGCAACACTTGTTTTTAATGTTATAGTTTCCCATATGCAAATGACAGAAAGCATACTAAAATAAACAAAAAGGAGAAGAAAATGGCAGATCCACAAAAATATAAATCTTTATCTGTTCCAATAACAACTTGGAAAGAATTAGGTTATATGGCAGAAAAAACCAGTAGAACTAGATCTAAAATGGTAGATAAACTTTTAAAGTTCTATAAAGAAAATAAAGGAGAAAAAATAAATGCAACAAAATAATAAAGTAATTTGTCCTGATTGCAAAGGTAATGGTTTTATTATGAGACATTTTTATGATTCTAAACCTTCTTACCATGATTGCCCTAAATGTCGTAATCAAGGAAATCTTTTAGAAAGCGATTTAAACCCATATCACCTTTATAATTATTTAGGTTGGTTTGATAAATTAACTTATAAAATAGCAAAGTGGTTAGGATTATGAATATGAAAGATAAAGGACCAAATGATTTAGAAAAAATTATTTTTAATCTACAAAAGAAAGTGTTTCATTTAGAAGAAGAAAACTTTATGCTTAAAAAAGAAATTGATTTTTTGAGAGAAGAAGCACAAGCAGAAGTATTGAGACATGAACAAAAAATAACTTATATGACTCCAGAAGAATATGAAAAAAAGAAAAAAATATAAAGGAAAATTTGTTGGTTATTATTTCAATGGTAAAAAAATGATAACATTATATGAAAAAAAGTAATTTTAAATTATTAAAAAATTTATCTCCTGAACTTAAAAAAAAAATTTTGCATTTAATAAAAGAAAAAGAAAAAATCAAAAAAGTTAAAAATAATGAAGAAAATTTAAAAATGATTTACGATCAAATGTTTGATTGTATGATTTATTTACTTTCAAAAACTAATGAACCGCAAATGATTGCATCTACAATGATGGCGCAAGCTTTAAGATTATATAAAACAGTATTTAAAAGCGAAATTGAATTTAAAGAAGTGATTGATACAATATTAAAACAAAAAAATAATATACAACCTTTTAAAAAGGTATCTTTACATTAAATGATAACCAATTTTAAATATAATTACCCCAAATCAATTAGGTCGTTAATTAACGAACAACGGCACTATGACATTGAAACCAAGAAACTTCCATCGGTTACCACAATCCTAGCTCAAACATTACCTGCGGATAAAAAGAATAAGTTAGAAGAATGGAAGAAAAGTGTTGGCGAAGAACAAGCCAATCGTATTAAAAATGAAGCTGCGAATCGCGGAACGGCAATCCATACGGTATTAGAGAAGTATTTACTTGGTGAACATTATCTTGATTTAACAGATACAGGGCATGTTGCTCATAAAATGGGACAAAAGATTATTGAGGATGGCCTTAAAGATAAACTTATAGAATTACATGGTAGTGAAGCCACGTTACATTATAGAGATCAATATGCAGGTAGCACGGATGTCGTTGGGTTATACAAGAATAAAGAAGGTCAGGCAGTTGAATCGATATTAGACTTTAAACAATCGAATAAGGTAAAACTCGAAACGTGGATCGGGGACTATTTCTTACAATTAGCAGGCTACATATTAGCGCATAACGACACCTATAAATCAAATATCCAACAAGGTGTTATTTTAATGTGTACACCAAAATTAGAATTTCAAAGATTTATATTGGATGGTGATAAACTTAAAAGATCAACTGATGAATGGTTAAAACGTGTTGAATTATATTATAAGCTATTTGGTAACAAATGATTTAAAATGATGCACATACTTATATTATTGATAATTATATATTTAATTGTCAAAATTGACAGATTTACAAAGATTGATAAAAATTAACAAAAATTGACAGAGATTGACAGAGATTGACAGATTAAAGTAATTTTTATAAAATAGTTATTAACAGAAAGGAGTATTTAATGAAGTTTAAATTAATTTTAATTTTATTAAGTATTTTTTTATTTAATTATTGGTTTTTTCATGCACCCGCCTTCAAGGCTGATACGCATGAGCAATTCCTAGCATCCGTCAATAAATGCATAGATCACATAAATCGCACTAATATCTATGAAAATACTATACCAAAAGAACTTATACTTACCCAAGCTGCATTAGAAAGTAGCTATGGACAGAGTCGTTTTGCTAAAAAAGGTCATAATTTACTGGGTATTTATATGTTTTATAACTTACATAAAGGTATAAAACCTAGTGAAGCTAGTGATGATATTAAATTTAGAGCTGCAACTTTTAAGTCAGAATGTGAAAGTGTTAGTTATTATATACATTTACTTAATAATAAAGCTGTTTATAAGCCATTTAGAGATGAAAGAGATTATCAAAGAAAACACCATATAAACGATCCATATCGTTATTTCCGCATTATGACCATGTATAGCACTAATCCAGATTATCCAGTACTCCTTGCTGGAACTTATCAATATATCAAAAAATTGGGGTATTAGAGAGGAAATAGCCCCTATTTCTAGGGGCTATGATGTCTAGTTAATGTCTAGTTAGTATTTATTTAGTGTCTAGTTAGTATTTAATCAGAATCGTCTTCGTCATCAACTCCGTAATCGTCATCCTCGTCGCTGTCTTCGTTATCACACTCGCATTGGTTGTCTTTCATTTCATTGACCATGTCCTCAAGTAAATCTAATTGATCTCTTAAGTCCTCAATGATTTGTTCTATTGTTTTTGCTTTTTTAGCCATGTTATGCTCCCTTGGTTAGAACGCCTTATTACCAAACATTTATGACAGTTCAATGATAATATTTTTATTTTTGTATTTTATTTCCGATAACGTTTAATTATCGGAAATTTTAATCTTTTAACCAACTTATAACCAATGGCTAAAATTTTAAATGCCCCTAATAGCTAACCTCGCTTGACGTTGCTAGGGTGGTGGTTAGCGTGACGCGGAGCGTGGATTGACATTAATTGGCGTGGAGCAGATCTGCGCCAGATTTATGTCAAATTTGAATTTGGCATAAACATTAACTTTTTAATTAAATAGGACAGTTTAACTGTCGTATCAGCTGTTATACCGCCAACATAAGAGTGGGTTGGGGGGGTCATGTTGAAAAAAATTTTCAAAAATTTTAAGCTTGGCGGTTGGCGGTTTAGTGGCTCTAGAATCGTTGAATACCAATGCTTCTAGAGGCTCCGCCAAGCACTTAAAAAAGCTATGGCGATCAATGACTTATTGGCAATACTTAAAGTAAGAAAAGTGAGTAAATACGCCAAATTTGATTTTTTGATTAAAAAAGCTATGGCGATCAATGACTTATTTGAGATAGTTAATGTAAACGAGTAGTTATCGGAAATGATTTGCAAAAAAGCTAGTAAATACGCCATTTTCAAAAACATAGATAAAACAACGATTCTAGACGATTTATATGCAAATAAGCTAGGAAATACGCCATTTTAGTACATCCGCCAGTTGGGGTTAAATTTTTAGAAAAAAAATCCAACTAGGGTACCCTAACCTTCCCTTATGTATATTTTAACCTTCCTTTATGTAGTATAAGACCTCATGGAAATAAAAGATTTTAAAAAAATAAAACTGCATTGGATTGATATATTAGGGGACAGCGGATGGCATTCTAAAAAAGAATTAAAAGATATGGAATGTAGTTTATGCACAAGTTTATGTTATTTATTTTATAAAGATAAAAATAAAGTTATTACGTTTGCTTCATTTGAAGCTGATAAAACTGGTAAAATAATAAGTTATGGAGATTGTAATGTATACCCTACAGGTTGTATTAAAAAAATTGAATATATTTAATTGTCCATGGTTTAGTTGTCGTGGTTGTTTATTGCTTAAATTATGTAAATGTAATAAAAATTTAAATAGTGAGAAATAATAATAAATTAAAATTCCCTAAATTAAGATGGTGTGCTGCTAGTGTCAGCATTACTTGTTCTATAATACAAGCAACAGCTATTATAAAGTTACAATGGATTGCATGGATATTTTTAATGTTATCTGTGCTTATGTGGAGTTATATTTCTTATATAGATAAAGATAGAGCAAGACTTACACAGCAAATTATTTTTTTATCATTAAGTATTATTGCTATATATAATTGGTTTCAACATAGGTAATTTTATATAGTTGACATAATATCCCATGTTAATATAAATTCGAATCACTAACAGAAAGGAAAAAAAAACAAAATGGACGATATAAGAATAGAAACACAATATGATGGTGATGGTGATGATGCACATGTTGATTTTTGGATAACTCCAATAACTAATAAGGCAAAGTCCGCATTAAATGATTTAGTTAAAAGAAACATGGCAAAAGTAAATAACTCTGGAAATTATCTTATAAATAATTCTGATTTTGATTCTGGAATATATTATTTAAGTGATGAAGGAATTGAAGTTTCGGGTGTTTATGAAGGTTACAATGAAGGTAAATTTGAAACTTTTGCTGATGGAGCCGGAATGAGTGATTATGGTGTTGCTTATGGAGGTGGTTACGATATATTAAGAGAAGTTTTTTACAGAAAGGAAAAAATATGAAAATAAGAAATGGATTAACACCATTTAATAAAAATGATGTTAATAAAAAACTATATCGAGTTGTAAAAAATTATACTTTGTCAATTGTGCAATACATTAAAGCAGTTGATAGAGATATTGCACTTAATATATTAGCTAGTAAAGGTGGAATTAATTATGAAGAAATTACTCCAGCTTTAGGTTTAGATAATGGTGATACTGTGCAAACAGAATCAGCTAATATAACTTACATACAAAATGCTAATTTAGATTATATTGGTACCATTGTTCCAGATGAAGAATCATCTGTACCCGATGATTATATTTGCGATCAATATATAGATGAAGTACCATTATGTTCTGCAGAAGTAATATCAATAAACAAGAAAGGAAAATAAAAATGAGAATAGAGAACCTAGAAGATTTATCTAGTCATTTAATTGACCAATGGAAATCTAATCAATACATTGCTGGAGAATATATATTTTCTGGTCGTGATATGGCTGAAATATTTATTGCTGAAGCACGTAGAAGTAAATTAAATGTTGAAGAATCTGATATTATGTCACAAGCTGAACAACTTGAAGAATGGATTGAAGAAGCTATAAAAGACATGATTCAAGAAGAAGCAGAAAAATTCTTTTTAACAGGAAAATAAAAATGTTAAAACTATTGGACTTATTTTCTGGAATAGGTGGATTTAGTTTAGGACTTGAATCTACAGGTGGGTTCGAGACAATAGCTTTTGTAGAGAAAGATGACTTTTGCCAAAAAGTCTTAAAAAAACATTGGCCAAACACAACCATAGAAGGAGATATAAGAAATGTCAAAGGAGATAAATACGAAGCAGATATTATTACCGGTGGATTTCCCTGCCAGCCGTTCAGCGTCGCAGGAAAAAGAAAAGGAGTCGATGACGATAGATATCTCTGGGACGAAACTATTAGAGTCGTTAGAGAATGTAAACCCAGATGGTTCATTGGCGAAAATGTTGAAGGTCTTATTAACATCAACAACGGCGTGGTACTCCGACAGGTGCAAACTGATTTGGAAAAAGAAGGTTTCGAAGTCCAATGTCTTGTTATTCCAGCTTCAGGCATCGGTGCTTGGCACCAAAGAAAACGAATCTGGATCATTGGAAAGAATGTGGAGAACTCCAACAGCAGAAGGAGATGCGGGAAAAAGGGGATTGGGAAAAATGACAACTTTAGAAGCACAACAAAAAAACAGAACAGTGACATTAACAAGACAAATGAGAGATGTACAAAAAGGAATATTAAACTCTCCGTCAATGTACCCAACCCCATCAGCACAGGAAGCGGGAGAGGGAGAATTTTTGGAAACATTGACGAGCAAGGACGGAACGCCTTTGAAGCCGAACGAAAGAGCATACAATCCAAAAACCAACAAACATGTTCAGATGACATTAAACAGAATGGTCAAGATGTTTCCAACTCCGACAGCAACGGAA